TAACTACTACTGGATCAAATGGCTCTGCTACTTATAATTCTACTACTGGAGTATTAAACGTGCCATCATATACACTATCTGGTTTAGGTGGTCAGCCATTAGCTGGAAACTTAACTGCTTTAGCTGGCTTATCTTATTCAAGTCTAGGATTTATTAAGATGACTGGAGTAGGAACGTTAGCACTTGATACAAATACTTATTTAACTACAAGCGCAGCTGCTTCAACTTATGTTAGTGGAACTGGAGCTACTGGTTATTACGCTAGATTTACTGGTACTAGAGTTATATCTGACGGATTTATACAAACTACTAGCAACATTACCTATGTTGAAGGAATGGGTTTGTCTACCTTAAACGGTTTAGATATTACTGGTAATTATGGTGCAGGAGGCGGTGGTTTAAAAATACGTTCTTACGATGAAACGACTGGCAATGCTTACATAGATTTTGCAAATACTGGAGGTAGAATGTATTTAGGATTAAATCGCTCAACTGCTAGCGGTTTAATGACTAACGCATCGGCATACGCTACGATTTTAACAACTGGTTTAGGAACTACAAATTTAGAGTTTGGAACTAATGCGACTAAAAGATTAACACTAGACGGAACAACTGGAGCAGCTACGTTTACTTCTACAATTTCCGCAACTGGCGCAACACTTACGGGAGCTTTAAGCGGTACAAGTGCTACGTTTAGCGGTAATTTATTGGTTAATGGAACTACTATTCAATTAGTAGGACCAAATAATGCGATATTAGAATTAACAAGAACAACTAATACTCAATATGGATTTATAAAATTAGGAACTGGAGCAACTAATTATTGGAGAGTAGGATTAAATGCTAATAGTACAAATGATTATATAGTAGCAGATGATTCGAATTCTGCTAAATTTACTATTTCACAATCCACAGGCACAGCTACGTTTTCGAGTAGTGTTACGGCGACGGGATTAATTAATGCAAATTCTGCAGCTTCGGCAGCAAATGGAAGTATTAATATAGAAAATACTGACCCTACTATAAGATTTAGGGTTACAAGTGGTACCACAGATAAAAGAATTTACGAATGGAGAGCTATTGCGGCAGGAAGTACTAATGATAGAATGGAGCTTAGGTTATGGAATGATGCTCAATCTTCAGCTTCCAATTTATTTAATATCACCTCCTCTGGCAACGTAGGCATCGGAACGACGGCGCCAAATAGAGCTTTAGTAGTTTCTGGTGCTAATATGGAGCAATTAGTTTTAATTTCTTCTACGACAAATTGTGGAATAGCTTTTAATCCAAGTAATACAACTTACTCTCCTTATCTTGGTTCAACTGGTAATGATTTATATATTAATACAAGTAGCTCCGAACGTATGCGGATTACTAGCGGGGGGAAATTATTAGTTAATACTACAACTATTTTAGATGATTTTACAATCAATGGAGGAATAAGGTCTTTTGGGGCAAATGCAGGATTTTTCTTTAATACAAGAGGAAATTCAGATAATAATGTGTTCTTTGGGTGGTATTCAAATACAAGCTCTTTGACTTATTTTTATAGCAATGGAAATGGTAACGTAGCTTCTATTAATAATACTACAGGAGTTTATATGCCATTATCAGATAAGAATAAAAAGAAAGACTTTGAAGAATCAAGCATAGGTTTAAATGAAATTTTACAATTAAAGCCTACTTTATATCGTATGAAAAGTGATAATACACAAGGACAAAAAGAACTTGGATTTATAGCTCAAGAAGTAAAAGGTATTATTCCAAGTGCTTACCAAGAGAGCAAAGATTTTATCGGGCTTAATTTTAATCCTATTGTCGCAGCATTAACTAAAGCAGTTCAAGAATTAAAAGCAGAATTAGATACATTAAAAAATAAATAATATGGCATAATTTATTAATTTACCATAAAATATGTTTTTATGAAAATTGATAGATTAAGTATTTATAACAAATACGACAAACATTGTGCTTATTGTGGATGTATTTTAGATTCAATTAAAGATATGCAAGTAGACCATATAACACCAAAATGGATGTTCGAAAATGGTTACAAGGTAGGAGATATGAATAATGAGTCTAATCTTTTGCCTACTTGCAGGACTTGTAATCACTATAAAAGAGGCGATACTTTAGAAGAGTTTCGAACTAAAATGCAAACTTTAAGCGATAGAGTATGTAGTCACTATATAGGTAAGGTAGCTTTAAAATATGGTATAGTAACTATAAATAAATTTAAAGGTAAGTTTTATTTTGAAACTTTAAAAAATAAATAAGATGGCATTCAACTGGGTAATATCTCAATTAGATTCAATTCCAACTTTAGACGGAATGGACAAAGTAATTTCTACAATTCATTACAGAGCTCAAAAGGTACACGAATACTTTACGGCTGACACATACGGAGCTTTAGGAGTAGATGCACCACACGAAGCGAGCTTCACACCTTACGATGAGGTTACTAAGGAAATGGTCGAAAGCTGGTTAGAAACTGGATTAGATACCGAGGCAATCGAGGCGAATTTAGATGCACAAATAGAGAACTTTTTGAATCCCCCGATAGTAGCTTATCCTTTGCCGTGGAATGATTCTAAAAACATTTAGCAGAATTGCTATTTATTAATAATTAACTAAAACAACCAAACAAATGAAGTTAGATTTCAATTTTGACCTATTAGGTCTTGATGAGCAACCGATTGAGGGAGCTAATGCTGGAAAATTATTAGCTAATGCTTTAGCCCAAGGATCAAAAGGTGATGCCTTGAAGTTCTGGGATTGGGCAGTAAACTTAAACAAAGGAGAGGTTCTTGATCTTGATTCAAGTGATCAAGAGACAATGAAGAATTTTATTAAAGATGCTGAAGGATTTACTATCCTAGCAAAAGCACAATTATTAAAAGTAATTAAAAAAGATTAAGATTTGATCAATGAATTTAGATGACATTCTTGCGCCAGTTCTTTCGGCTTTTGGTGGTTCAGCAGTTACTTGGTTTTTTGGGAGATCCAAAGAAAAAACGGAGATCCAAACTGGAGAGCTTGGTAATACTGAAACTGCGATTAAAATATGGAGAGAGATGGCGCAAGAAATGTCTGATAAAGTAAAAGCATTAAGTGACAAGGTGGATGCTCTGACAACAGAGGTTCATAATTTACGAATTGAAAATTCAGATTTGAAATCTAAACTTGGACTTGATGAAAGCAACCAAACTAAGCCTAAAAGGATTCGAACTAATAAAGAGGTTTGAGGGGTTACAATTAAAACCTTATAAATGCCCAGCGGGAATCCCCACAATCGGCTACGGAAATACTTATTATCCTAATGGCAAGAAAGTAACTTTACAAGATGAGCCAATTACGCAATCAATTGCAGACAAACTTTTGGAATCACTCCTTCCTCCTTATGAAAGAGCAGTGGACTCATTTTGTCGGGATGATATTAACCAAAACCAATTTGATGCACTGGTGTCATTTGCTTATAACCTTGGTATAGGCAATCTTCAAAAATCTACTTTACTTAAAAAAGTAAACGCAAATCCGAAAGATGTCACCATTGCAGATGAATTTCTGAAATGGAATAAATCTAATGGCTCAGTATTAAAAGGGTTAACACTAAGAAGACAAGCTGAGGCTGATCTATACTTCTCATAATCATGCGAAAATTCCTAATTCTTTTGGCTTGTGTTGCATTATCTTCTTGCAGACAGACAAAGACATTAACAGAGTACAAAGAAGTGCTTAAAACAGATACAATCAAAAGCGAAAAGATTGTAGAAAAATTCAGAGCAGTTCATGATACTTTAATCATTCCGTTCCCTTGCGATTCATCTGGGATTCTATCTACATTTTATTCCAGGTTAATCCTTCCAAATGGATCTGTGACTATCAAATCAGACAAGGGCCAGATCAAGGCCACAATCGATATTGATTCAATGCGAAATGAGATGCAGAATAACTATCGAAACTCCCAGGTGAAATGGATTGAGTACAGAGACAAAGAAGTAATTAAATATCGAGTTCCTACTTGGGTAGTCATGCTTCTATTTGCGGAGGCCATTATGCTAATAGCTTTCTTGTATCTTAAATTTGGACTTCGTGTATAAAATAGACATTGAACCTTTGGAAGAAAAACCAAATAAGACTAGCCAGCTTCTTCAGACAATGCTTGATGTAATGGAATCAATCGAGCAAGTGGATGATGCTGGCTTTGTGCTTCGAATGAAGCTATTAAATAATATCGAATTTTTGGTAGATCAATTAATGGAAGAATATGAGCAAGGAAAACGCTAGAGAAGAAGCGATAAGAAATCATTTTTACTCTACGAATATGACTAGAGCCGATTTCGAACGTGAGAACTGGGAAAATTATGGTTATAAAGATGTAGTTCAATTACATAAGGCACTTACTAGAATGAATATCTCTGTGATAAAGCGATCTGAATTCTGGAAACAAACAAGGCCATCTGCCAAAATTGAATCTTTTGATCTTAATGAATTAGATAACTTTGGAATCGAAGCAAGCATCGGCAAAGAATACACCAGTGCAAGGCTTCCAGAGCATTTAAAAAAGATTGGAATACTATCGGACATCCACGTTCCTTTTCATTCCTTAGAAGCATTAACGTGTGCGCTTAAATTCTTAAAAGAAAAAGGCATCGATTGTCTTTATCTAAACGGAGATACATTCGATTTTTATTCGATATCAAGACATGAGAAAGAAAAGGATTTGAGGGATTTTCCTAGAGAAATTGAGATGTGCAGAAACTTCCTTCAGAAGTTAAGAGATATATTCCCTACGATCCCAATCTATTTTAAGGCTGGAAATCATGAGAATCGCTTCCAGAGATATTTGTTTAGCCAGGCTGAGGAGTTCGCTGGCCTCCACGAATTGCAGTTCGATAAGTTCTTCCGTATGGATCACTTGAAAATTGAGTGGGTGGAAGACTGGCAAGGCATGGAAATGGGAGATCTACTGGTATGTCATGGCCACGAGCTTATGGCTGGAGGGATGAATCCTTCGCAGACAACCTTCAATAAAACTTTCTGCAATACATTGATTGGCCACGTTCATAGAACTACCAACACAACAAAGAAGAATGGCTTTAAAGAATTTATTCATAGCTATTCAACTGGATGTTTGACTCAATTATCACCTAAATATTATCCATTTGCTCAGCACAATCACGGTTTTGCCTATGCAGAAATTGAAGAAGGCAAAACAAAAGTCCAGAACATAATGATTAAAAACGGAAAAATAGTTTAGATTTGTAAAGATTTGTTTTCATAATTAAGGTTTAGATGTTTTAACTGAAAGCCATCGGATTCTGTCTGGTGGCTTTTTTATATCCCATTAAAAAAAAGTTTTAAAAAGTTTTTTTATATCAAATAAGGTATTACCTTTGGCATATCGAAAGCAACGAAGCTGAGATAAACATCTAAACAAATGAGAGAGCATCTTAAAAACCTTGACAAAAACGACATCGCTGGAGCTATTATGATCTCCACATTCGGATTCATTATTTATTATATCATCTACCTAATTCAGCACATCTAATGGAAGATCAAATCAAACACTTGGAATTACTCCTTACAATCAACGGAATCAGTTCAAAATCCTTTTACAATATTACTTTCTGGCCTAATGTCAAGCAGATAGATTTAATGGGATTGTTCGACAAAGACTTAGCTAAAAAGCTAATTAGGTTTTCAGAAGGAAAACTTGGAGAGCATGGATTTATCAGATTCAATTTTAATTATAACGATCAAAAAGTAAACATCACCTTAACCTAGAAAAAATGGCAAATCAACCAAACGCACTGGCACAGATCCAGGCAGAAGTAAAAGCACCGAAAGGCCAATTCAATTCATTTGGAAAGTATAAGTACAGATCAGCGGAAGACATACTCGAATCTGTCAAACCGATTGTAAATTCTAAAGGTTTTTCAATTGTCGTTTCTGACACGATAATGTTAGTAGGAGATAGATATTACATTCAAGCTATCGCAACTCTTACAGATGGCAAGGAAACGTATTCAGCGACTGGATATGCTAGAGAAGAAGAGAGTAAGAAAGGAATGGATGGTAGCCAGGTTACTGGAGCTGCATCTAGTTATGCTCGTAAGTATGCCCTTAATGGTTTGTTTGCTCTTGATGATACCAAAGATGCAGATGCAACTAATACACATGGCCAAGAAGAAAGAAAGCCATCAATGAATCTAATATCTTGGAAGGAAGGAATCGATGCTTGCAAGACTATCGAAGAGCTTCGTGATTTATACAAGCAAAAAGAATCAATTATTACATCTAATAAAGAAGTAATGGAACTATTTAACACTAAAAAATTAACTTTCACCAAAACAATCCAATAACATGGCAAATGACAAAATTTTCGCAAACGGTTTCATCTTCAAAAGAAACGACAACGCACCAGACTTTGTGATCGGGAATATCTCGATCAAGTCTGAGGATGCAATCGCATTCATCAAGGCCCACGATAAGAATGGATGGGTAAATTTAAAGATCAACAAGTCTCAAAATGGAAAGGCTTATATTGAACTAGATACCTGGGAATCTAAAGGATCTGCACCTAAATCCAATCATTCGGAAAAACCGAACAATTCATTTGATAACGAAGAACCTACATTCTAATGTATAAAGAAGAAAAGTGTTTTGTATTTAAAAACGCACAAGACTGGACAGTGTCTTACTGGAAGAGCTTTGAAACTGAAAATGATTTTGATATCTGGATGAATGAACGATTATTAGATGGTTTAGTTTATGTAGGTGAAAAGTCAAAAGAGATTGAAGTTTATCCACAAGTTTTGAAACTTGATTTAAAAAGTCCAGGTAATTCTTATTTCACTTTAATTGAGAGATTCGAAACTAAAGAGGAATATCAAAGATATTGTGAATATAAATTAATGGAAGGATTCAAAGTAATTGGCTCAAGGCCATATTTTAAAGAAATAGAAAATGATGAAAATTAAGAAAATGGTAGCATATCAAGAAGTGGCAAATCGCCTAAATAAAAAAGGGATATTACCTTTCAGCGCAAGACAATGGTCTAGCGGATTAGTCCAGCAGACAGTCTATGGAAAAGTAAAATATCCAGAAGTAATGGAGGAGTTAAAACTAATCATGCAAGAGAATGAGAAAGCTAACATTTAACGAGTGGATGGAGCATATATCTAGGCAACTCCAGGAAGATTACAGAAAACTTTACTATACATCTAAATTTAAATCTAATGATTCAGTCGTTCAAAAGTTATCACGAAGAAAGGCCAGCGATTTACGAAGAGTTTAAAAAGTATGCGCACCAGTTAATCGCACGAAAATACAAGCGATTATCAGCAAAATTGATCTGCGAAGTGATTAGATATAATTCAATGATTGAAAAGGTTGGAGAATTTAAGATAAACAATTCTTATGCTTCTGGATATGCTAGACTTTTCGAGAAAGATTTTCCAGAATATGCTGGATATTTTTCTAAAAGGTTTTCAATTTTAGAAGTTTAGTATTATATTTATATCATAGTCAGCGAAATGGGTGAGAGCTTTTCGGTGATTACTTGGGTTAAAACCAAAACTAAGCCAGTCTACTCTCTCACGTAGCTGGCTTTTTTATTTTATTAAAATGGAAAAAAAACAAACAGCAGTAGATTGGTTACTTGAAAATCTAAATGAATACAATTTAGAACAAGTCGCAGTAATGGCCAGAGAAAAGGAAGCTAGAATAATTGAATTAGCCTACATTGATGGAGCTATCGACATGGCAGAATTAAGAACAAGTTCAGGCATATGTTATTTTAAAGACAACTATGGCAGCATTTAGAAAAATATCAGTCACATTCTGGAACGACACATTCGTAGGAGAATTGACACCAGAGCAAAAGTATTTCTACCTTTATTTGATGACAAATGACAAGACAACGCAGTGCGGAATCTATGAAACATCAATTCGAAAGATGAGTTTTGATACTGGATACAATACCGAGACTATCCAGAAGCTACTAGACTTCTTCCAGGAAGCAAACAAAATCAGATGGAGCAAGGAAACAAATGAGATTGCTTTATTGAATTGGGTAAAATTCAACGATTCAAGCTCTCCAAAGGTTTTATCATGTGTAGAAAAGGAATTAAAACAAGTAAAAAATAGAGTATTGATACAGTATCTATACAGTATGGATACTGATCCACAAGAAGAAGAAGAAAAAGAAAAAGAAGAAGAAGAAGAAAAAGAACAAGAAGAATTTTTGTCTTTTAGGGATGAGTTATTTAATCAGTGGTTTAATTATAAAAAAGAAAAAAAATCTAAATATACACCAACTGGGAAAAAGCAATTATATAAATTGTGGGAAAACAAGACAGACCAGGAATTACAAGAAGCTATTAATAATTCAATAGCAAATAATTATCAAGGAATATTTGAACCTAAAAAACAATTCAATGGAAATTCAAACAACGAACCGAAACTCGGAACTAGCGAAGCAAGAATGGCTGCCCTTAAAAAGTGGTAATGCAGAGGCTAATTTAATTCTGCAAGCACAGAGCACTCAAAGTTTACGTTTAAGACACGAAGAGGACATTAAGCAAGTCTTACGTTATTCGATGTTATTAGTCGGCCTCAGAGGTAATAATATGCCAAGTGAAGAAGAGAAGTTTGTTTTGTTGAATTTCATCCGTTCAAACTTTGGAAACCAAACACCAGAAGAAATCAAACTGGCTTTTGAATGGGCAGTGGCTGGAAAGTTTGAGATAGATGTTAAATGCTACGAGAATTTCTCTTGCGAATATTTTGGTAGAATCATGAAAGCTTATATTGATATGTCCAGGAATGAAACCAAAACGGTAAGAAAAGAGCCAGAGATCTTATCGCCTCCTCCTACTGATGATCAAATTAAGAAGATGGCAATTGATACCATTAATTTTTATGCAGACAAGATAAAAGAAAGCAAAGAAGCTAAAAAAGAATTTACCTGGATTGCTGGAGGTTTGCATGAGCTATATAAAATGCTAGTTAAATATCAGATTCAGACAATAACAAAAGAAGAAATGTTAGAACTTTGGAGAAAATATGCTGGGATTGAAGACATAGAAGAACGTAAAATCCAATGCCAAAGACATTCTTACATGATATTAGCTAATCAACTGGCAGACTTTGAAGCTCGAATAGATCAAGATGGAAAAATTAAACCAATCGACAATGAAGAAGACACGAAATAGAATAACTGATCATAAAACTAATTGTCCAGAATGCAGTCATCATTATAATCCAATACAACTGCAAGACATTATGTACGAGCAAGGACAAGAAGCAATAAATTTAAAATGCTTTTGTGGACAACGAAGTACAATTCGAGAAAATATAAATGGATGGTTAGTTATGAGAAGATATATTAAGAAGAAAGACCAGGTTAAACGAGCAAAATAATGGGATGGAAATCAACAATTGATTTAACAAGGACACAAGCTCTTGCTCTTGTCTTAGATTACGCATTACAATGTGGTAATTTGTCAGATTCAGAATTAGAGGATTTATTAGAGACTATTGGTTATGGAGATAATCAGACATTGCCTTATTTTGGTTACAATTTTAATATAGTTCAACAATAAAAATATGATAACACTAAGAGTAGAAAATATGAAAATTTGGCACACAGAAAACCCTCCTTTAGAAGGTGCATATATTTGTAGAATGGATAATGGATTTATTAAAATGTGTTATTATAAAAAAAATATATGGGCTGATATATGGCAAAGTAATAACATAACTAACCAAGTAGAGTCTTGGATGTATATTCCATATGATAAGTAATATGATAACAATACTGGGACAAGTACCAAGCAAATCGAATGGCTATCGTATTGCAAATAATAGACTTTATAAATCTATTCAGCTGAAGGAATACGAAGTCAGTTTTGAATGGCAAATCAGAAAGCATAAAGGTTATATGATTGCAGAGCCATTTGAGATCTGGATTGATGTTTACTTCCAGTCTAATCGGTCTGACTTGGATAACGCAGCAAAAGTCATTCTGGATTGTTTGCAGAAAAACCAGATTATAGAAAACGATCGGCTTTGTTCTGTCTTGGTAATGCGAAAGCACATTGATAAATTAGATCCTAGAATTGAATTTCATATTAAGGCTATGTCCTGATTTTTTTAAAAAATATTAAGGTAATTGCCTTATTATACAACAAAACAATGGGAAATAAACAAACAGCAGTAGAAGCAATATACGAGCTATTAGATGAGAATCGTATATCGGATATAGCCGAAATGAAACCATGGTTTATGAATATGGAGAAAGTTCAGATAAAAAAGGCTTATGAATCTGGATGCACTGGTGAAGTATTTGAATTGAATTGCAATGAATCGGCTGAAACTTATTATCAGAAAAATTATGGCAACCAATAAAATGCCCACTAAAAATATAAAGCCTACAAGATTGCAAGCTATCGAATGGATTAACAAGCAATTGCTTGAGCCTACTGCACGATTTATACTCAAGCCTGGCCATCATATCAATGACTTGAATGAATGCCTTAGAACGCAAAAGGAACGCATTTTATTTGGGATAGACCCGCTAAGAAGATTAGCATTTTTACGAGTGAGAGAAATTAAGAATTATCTAAACGAACAATACAAATGACACCTAAAGAAAAAGCTGAACAGTTGTTTAATAAATTTAACAGTGCGTTAATTGATGAAATTAAACATAATGCTGCTAGAAATTTTGTATCATTTAATTGTGCTTTAATTGCAGTTGATGAGATAAAAAAATCTGCTCCTTTAAAACCATTAATGCCCTTAGGTGCATATACATATTGGGAAGAAGTTAAACAAGAAGTTTTAAAATTTGGGAAACAAAATGGATAGATATGCATTTGGAGAACTTCATAAATTAGAGGGCAAAATTTGGGATATACATGTGGGAAAAACAAATTTAGAAGATTATAAAATAGCTTTATTAGTTTGTCAAATTGTAAAGGATGAGCTTTATAATTATAGCGACAGAATGGAATCTTATAAAGCATGGAATGAAATCGAGAAACTTTTACTAGAGAAAAAATTATGAGCCTAAGCCAAGAAGACAAAGACAAGGCACTTACTTATTTTACAATGTGCCAAGCGTTAATACATATTATTGAGGATGAGTGGATAGGAAACCCAGTGAATAAACAAAGGGTTAAGTCTATAACAAATCAGCAATTAACAGAGCTAAATAAGGTTATAGAAATACTATTACCTCGTGGCAATTATAGCGAGGAAGGTATGAGAGTGACTGAGCAGTTCACAGATGCTACGGATGCTATGCTAAATTTCTACAAGCTAGGTGTCAAACTATCTAGGATTGATGATGTTAGAAGGGAAGGATTAACAGTACAGATGAAGATATTATTGAAAAACTATGGAATAGATTTTGAATAGTGAAAAAGATTTTTTAAACTTTGTATCAACCAAACAAAATATTATGGCATACAAATCTAACCTACCAGAACAAGAATGCGAA